TCAATGACATTCTTTTGATAGAACTTATCATAGTTCTGCGCTTTAACGATTTCGTCTGTCTTACCATTGACAATATCAATATAGTTTTCGATACCATAGTTAGACACATAGTAACGTTTCTGTTCTGTCAACGACTTTGCATCTTCGATTGTCTTTTTGAACTTATCAAGTTCCCCACCTTTGAGAGACTTCTTAATCAAACCAATGATGGCATTAGTCATCTTAAGTTTACGACTAGATGCGCCTTCTTTGACTAACTCACCACGACCAACAATGTCTTCGACATACGCTACTAAGTCAAGGTAAGGTTTACCATGCAACATAGGAATGAAGTCGGACATAGTGTTACCTTTGTAACGCAACAACGGTTTCATACCGTCATACATCGATGCACCCTTTGTATTTCCGTACAAGGATGTAGTCTCGAACATTACGAGATTCATTCCATATTTCTTGTTGAGTTTTTCTCTGACTTCGTGCGTACAACACAGTGCAGCGAGAAGTTTACCACCAAGATAATTGTAACCAAACGGTTGACAGGGAACGATAACGAACCCCATCATTGCAGTCTTATTGAAGTTAGTAAGATCTGGTACACCACCCAAGAGTTGATTGCGTGGTGCACAATTGATCACAGGACTACCGAAACGCATGAACCCTACAAACTGTCCAGTCTTCTTTTCTTTGACTGCAAGTTTCAGGGCCTTGCCAGGGATGGAGACCATGTTACTATGACTACTGATCATATTTAGACACGTGTCCCAAGTCATATTATCAAGTTCGACGACTTCTAAATCCATGTCTTCTGGGGACATAGAGAAGTCGTCGAACATATCTGTATCAAATCCAAACCCTGGCAAGGTTTGCGGAAGTTCAGCAATCTGCGCCATCTTTTGGTCACGCATATATTGGTCAATCCTTTCGAACTGACCAAAGTAATTGTTAAAGATGTTTGCGCAGTGTAGTGCTTGTTCAGTATTAAGCTGCATCACCAAGAGATAAGTTGCTCCATGTTTTCAATTTTTCACGTTTTGCGTCTGCACACGCTTCTACATTATTCCAACTGATAAGATCCCACTCATGTAACAGATTAAGCATACACATAACATCTCCGACTTCAGATTCCAATTTTGAATTGTTATCATAACCAAATCGGATCATCTTCGAAACTTCAATTGCAAGTTCATTGCACTCTTCCATAAGAATGACCATCAGTTCGTCTCGTTCGTCTAATTTAGTATTCATTATACCATACTCCTATGTGTTTGTCAATAGACTGTTATTGCAACACGCCTATCTGTTATACCATGAACTCCATGCCATTTATCAACTTCTAGTTCATGCCATTTTTTCGGTTTGATAACAACTTCTTTTATCTTATCACCAAACTCATCTGTGTACCACGCAGTGGAAACACGATCACCACCAGACTTCACAATATAATTAATTGCCGTAGTTCTTCCTGTGTCTATATGGATAGGCACATTGTCTTGTAAAGTTTGGTAACAGAACTTTTTGTATTCTGGAAATAGTTTCTTCAAGAATTGTTGTAAGTCAGGTTGACAATCGTGTATTGTATACCTATCAGTATACCCACCAAAAAAGTTTTCAATCTCCAAAATTTTACCGATAGGCAAGATTAAGTTATCTGGAACTCTGGGCACATCCAACAGTCTATACATTATACTACCCTTATACAAACTTGGCAAGGTCTGGCGCAACCCAACCTTCAGGTTTTAGGACTTTTCCGTCCTCACGTTTGCGAACCTTTCCAGTGTCTGGATCGATCTTCGCAAAATTAGTTTTCATTACTTCTTCCCACGCACCTTCTCCGTCCCATCCTGCGGCACGAATTGCGCCCATAGTAACAACAAGAATATCAACCAGTGCATCTAGTTGTTCGACCTTATCTTGATTTGATACTGCTTCTTGAAGTTCTTGATACTCTTCAGAAATCAATCCCAAGTACATTTCGTAGTTTTCAGGTGATGGTGATTGATCACACGCTGTTCCAAATGTGTCAATGTCTTTAAATGGATTCATAATGGTAACCTTCCTGTATAAAGATCAATACCTAAACTGATCATACCCATAGCAAACATTGATATAATAAACACTTGTGCAATGCGCACTGCAATATAATCTCCTAAGTTATTCATTATACAACTCCCTTCAAACGATCCCATCGAAAGGAACGCCAACCATTTGCATCCACATCCCAAACAACCTGTATTTCTTCATTTGGTTTACGATTTCGATTGATTTCATCATCACTCGCAACTGGTTCTGGCAAAACCTGCGGATCTAGTGTTGCATTCATTTCACGAATTGTACCGTCTGCTTTCTCAAAAGAGATCTTAACTACTCCCACACCCAAACGTTCTTTTAGTTCTTGTTTGTTCATGATACCATCCTTTTCAAATTTTCGATTTCATCTTTTAATTTCAACTTTTCTATCTTCGCACGTTTGATAGATTCTTCTGGTGCTTTCTCAGCTTCTAACGCTTCAACCATTGCATGTTGATGGTTGTGTTTCTGTATTAACCACAGTATCTTTTGTTCTGTCTTACTGTTCATACAAAGAAATCCTCCAATGTGTTTACTTTCTCAGGAACCCACCCAATAGCTTCAAGGATTGGTTCGATAGGTCCAAGGAAAACTTTCTCAAACTGCTTCTCGTAATCGATGTACTGTTGCAGTTCGAACTCTTTTGGTAGTACGCCTGGGAAGGATATCATGTTCTCCTTCACAGGGTTTGGTTGTTTAAGGTATACAAACTTGATCTTATCACCAGACTGGATAGACTCATATCTTTTGTCCAAGTCCTTTGACTTCAGGAACTGATTGAACAGGATGCACCCACGCACGTGCATAGGACAACCCTTCTTGTAACCACCACGATCCATATACTTTTCGATGTTGTCAGTTCCTGAGTTCTTTGCGATATCTTCTGGGGGTAGATTATAGAACTCTTTCTTGAAGTTGGCAATAAATTCTTGCGTATCTTCTTCAGTACCTTCCATGATCACCTTGAATGCATCCTTCAGTTTGTCACGACAGATCTGGGGGGTAGACGAACGAACAGACTCCAAACCAGTCACAGAGATCTTAGGTTCCTCATAGTGGACACCCTCAGAGTTCAGTGCGTTCATGATGTAACGTTTCTTTGCAATGAACACAGACTTGTCAGTGATCTTCTCACGTTTCATGAACATTGCTTGACGGAATGCACCCATTCTCTTTGCAAGTTCTTCATATCCTTTTTCAAGGACACCTTCAATCTTTGTACCACAGATCTGATCAAGAAACTTCTCACCTTGATCACGAGTGATATCGACAGTACCAAAAACCTCTTCAATCAGTGGACCAAAGTTTACATAGATGGAGTCGGTATCGATGTATACAATGTAGTCGACATCTTCTGTCTTTAGGATCTTGTTCAGATATTCATTCACAGACTTCTGTGCGTAACGAATAGACAACTGACCAGAAGTAGTAATCGCCTCTGCGAATTCCATAATATAATACAGGAAGTAAATGTTCGCAGTCGCACCATACAAAGAGTTCATAGAAATCTTAATAGACATCTGCGAGTTGTGAAGTTGGGTCATTTCCCTTTTAAGTTTAGACTTCGTTGCAGGATCTTTTTCCACTTCCATTTGTTGTTCGACTGCAAGCATTTCTTTTTTGATTTGCTTTCGCCGTCCGTAGTACTCGTCAATGATTTCTGGGATGATTCCGATTTTGTCGTTGGAGAAGCAAACACCGTTTGCAGCGACACTAACATTAGGATCGTCATTTTGATAATTCCCTTCTAATACCATTTCTTGTGAAACAGATTCCAAACGTTGGGGAACCAGTGTTTCTGGTGACATATTATACTGCAACATCAAGTGCGGATACAGTGAGTTCAAATCAAAAGACACCACCCAAGGATGCATCCCCACTTTGGGATCTTTCACATAACCACCAACAAGTTCATCACCACGTTGGCCTGGCCCGTGTTTAAGTGGCGGAACCATACCCTCTTTCAGTAGACGACGATAGATAGTGGTCTCCCAATAACCCACCGTACCGAACGCATCACGACAGTTCACACCACCGTCATACGCAAGAGTCATCACCAACGACATCAATGCAACCTCATCTTCTAGTCGTTGGATCAACCAAGTATCTTTGAGGTTATAGTCCAAGTAGAGTTGGGGGTTCTGTTCGTACAGTGCAGTAAGGTTACCATACTCAGAGTAATCCAACTTCTTCTCGCCCAACACAACGTGTGCGATGTGATCTAACTTGTAGGTCTCCTGCGTACCATATTTGTACGCAAACTTCTTGAAAGTATCCAAGTAATCCACAACGTGAAGACCAGAAATGGTCCACGTGTGTTGAGTCTTACCGAACATCTCTTTTGTATCTTTACGTAGACCTTTCCAAGGCGATAGTTCCTTCGCAGTGTTCTCACCACATATACGCATGATACGAGTCACTAGATACTGGATATCAAAGAACTCGACGTTCCATCCAGTAACAATGTCTGGGTAATCATTTTTCCAGATCTGAATGAACCGAAGAAGAAGTGCCTTCTCAGTGTCGAACTTCATGAACTGAATGTCTTCTGGATCGATGTCAGTGATTGTTGCGTACTTGTCATAGTCCTTACGTCCCAGAAGATGGTACGTGTCAGACTTCGAAGACTTGTACGCAATCGAAGTGATCTCTTTATCTGCAGTTTCAATGTTTGCGTAACCATCACCAATATCAACCTCAATATCGAATGAGGCGATGTTGATCAGTTGCATATCAAAAGAAACTTTTGATGGGTATTTCTCTTGAATGAACTGTGCCACATAACTCTGTGTACCATTGATACTAAAGTTAGAAACATCTTTGTAGTCTTCTATAAACTGTTTCGCCTCCGACATAGAGTCGAAGGTTTTCTTTGCAAGTGGTTTGTTTCCAATCAAAGAACGGAAGTCGCCACCTGACTTAGATTGTAGATAGAAAGATGGTTTGAACTTTACTTTGCGGGAAAAACGTTTACCGTTCTCGTACCCTCTCCAAAGTATATTGTTACCAAACCTCTCTACTGATGTGTAGAAAGAACTCATTGTTTACCTTGTGTTGCTGTAATTGACTGCATCTTTAGTAGTATACCAGAAACAGCGTCCTCTGTCAAGAACCCTTTTACTGTGTCGTGGTCTTCTGTGATGCCAGGCAGAACAACTTGTTCCTTACCTTTGAACGCAGCGATCTCGTAGAGACCAGTCTTGTTTCCATAAGACATCTCGTTCTTGATGACACTCAGAGAGTATTCACCGAAGTCGACAATCGACTGTATACCTTTAGGGAAGTTTGTTTGTCTGAAAACTAGATCTGAAAATCTCATGACATTTCTCCTTTACATGGGGAATGTCGGTATCCCCGCTGTGGTGTCGTTTGCAATACATATAGCTTGCATATTATTTGGTGGTATTCCATCTCGTCCACCAATTTGATTTACCAGTCGTTCTCTTGCCATGAAACATTCTGTCATGGTGTTGAATACACCGTCACCTGTTGTCATGACGTTACCGTTCCAGTACACGACCAATATCAACACCCAATTTATCATAATATCACCTGTTTGTCAAGGACTAATCTCACTAAAGTTTTTGTTTTTCATAAATTTGATATGTGACGTAAACTTCTCAGCGAACTGGTCCCCACGGTGAGAAATAACAAAGATGTTATCGTCCGTGTTTAGATTGTGGAGTGTTTCGATCAGACTGTCAATACCAACGCCATCAAGTGCACCGTCAAGTGTTTCATCCAGTAAGAGTAAGTTTGTACTGACACTATTCCGCAACTTTGCGACTGAACGCCACGCAAGCATAATAGATAGTGTAATACGAAGTTTCTCTCCCTCAGAGAATGAAGCATATGAGAAGGTGTCACGAAAACGAGACTTGATAACCTCGTTAAAATTTTCATCTAGTTGGAAGTCGACGAACAGATCGAACGCACCCAAATATTTATTAATGAGTTTGTTCATTACTGGAATGTACTGTGCAATAATTCTTGCTTTGATACCACCGTCCTTCAATATAGTCGAAAGGACACCCAAGACACTTTGATTGTCTAGTAGTTCTGCACGATCCTTTTGTAAAACCTTTAATTCTTTTTCAAAAGATTTTAATTTTGATGTATCAACTTCTTCGACCAATGCTTCTGCATTGTCTAGATCATTTTTGTAAGACACAAGTGCATTCTTCGCAATCTTGATCTCACCACGGTTCTCTTTGATTTCTAAATTTTTGTTTTGAATCTCTTTTTCTATCTCTGAGATTTCTGCAATACGAGATTGGTATCCTTCGATTCGTTTATCGATTTCAACCATACCGCTTTCAATTTGGACTTTCTTGTC